GATCCTGCAGGAACAGTTCAACAAAACGATTTATCTAAAATAAATATTGGAAATTTAAACATGCAACAACTAAGAGAGCTTGCAGAAAGTATGGCTTACAAAGCACCACCAATGCCACGAGATAGATCATTAGATGATTTTAAAATAGATTTTGGTTTAGATCTAATATCAAGACCTGCATCAGGTAATATATTTCAAACAGCTGCATTATCAGCAAAAGAACCATTTAAAAATTTTAGATCAAGCAGGGCTGCTTTTGATAAATCTATACAAGACAGATCCATCAACAGATACAACGCAGAAGCTGATATGTTTAAAACATTAATCGAAGCGCAATCTGATGTTCTTGGAGGTAGCGCTGGTAAATCATATAGAGATCTAGAAATAGCTAAACAACTAGAAACAATCATACCAGAGATATATAAGTTAGAAGCAAAACAAAAAGATGGTTCAATTACAGATGAAGAGGTTATACAATTAGATGTATTAAAAACACAGAGAAATAATTTTACTAAAAGAAATCCTATAACAGACGGTGCCATAGATATATTTGTTAAATCAAGTCAAGGTCAAACTTTATTTGGAAGTATATCAGACCAATTATTTAGAGACGATAAAACTAGTGGCACTAATAAATATAAATCTCAAGATGATACTCAACTTTATATTGATACTATTAATGAGATTAAAAAAATACTTGGACAGTTTTCAGGTGGTGGTAGAGCGGGTTACGCTCAGGGAGAATTAGTAGAAGAACAAGTCACAGAGACCATGGCTCCCGGACCTCAAACACCATCGATGTCTAATCCTATAAGCTATGATCAGTTAAGAGCTAGATTACCAAAAGAAATTACAGATGACATCGTGCAACTTATGGCTAACAGCGCAGAAGCACTAGAAGATTTTGCATCAATATCAACACAACAAGATGTAGATCAATTTAACAAAAAATATAACGTTAATCTAGTATTACCAGCGGAGGCGTAAAATGGCTACAACCGCCTACGAACGATACCTCAAAAATAAAAAAGAAGAGGATGCATTAGAACCTGTCGATGTACAAGTTCAAGATACTAAACCAATTGATCTTGACGAAGTTAAATTTAAAATTCAAAATATATTAACAGAACAAACAGAACCTAAAAAACCTGTTAAATGGCTTTCAATGCCATCACCTAAAAATATCATGAACCTTTATTATACTTTAGCACCTGCAGACAGATTCTTTAAAGGAATTCTTATGAAAAAAGATCCTAAAGAAATAATAGCAAAAATGCCAGATGAGGAAAAAGATTATATCTCGGGTCTTGATGAAATAGCAAGAGGTATAGACCAAGGTGTTTTTAATCTTCAACATAGCGTAAATAGTTTGTTATTTGCTGGAACCGATTTTCTTTTTGATACAGATTTTATGTCTAAATTTGAAAAAATTATGGAAAGAGAAGAAACTTTTTTAGATCGTCCTGAAACATGGAGAGGCGAAGTAGTTTCTTTATTAACACAATATGGAACACCAGGAACATTAGCGGCTAAAGTTTTAGGCAGAATACCTGGTCTAGTAAGAATAAAAAGAGCTGCTAATAGAATCAAAAGTGGTAAACTTAGAAAAACAAGTAATATTGCAATAAGAGCCACAGAAGGTGCAACTGTTGTGGGTGTTACAGATTTTTTAGCGACAGAACCAGGAAGGGAATCTATATTTTTTGAACCAGAATCTACAGAAGGATTAACCGGTAGAAAAAAAGCTGGAGCAGAATTTAGAAATAGAATTAAATATGGACAAGAAGGAGCAGTGGTTGGTGGTGGTTTTCCACTTATGGGAAAATTTACACAGCTTGGATATAAATATGGATTAGCTCCATTTGTAAAAACAAGTGCTAGACTCGGCACAAAAACAATTGATAAAACGGTTGTTCGTCCTGCTGAAATTATATTAGGTAGTAAGATTGCAAAACCAATTACCGCTAACGCATCAAAAGGTATACAAAACGCAACTAAATTTACAGTTAGTAAACTTATGGCACCTTTACTTGTGTCTGGTATGTCAAGAAAGGTAGTAACACAACTACCACCGTTTGAACAATGGAGATTAAAATCTGTGACTGATCCAAATCCAATTAATAGATCTATAAAAAAATTAGATAATTTTTTATCTTTCTTTAGATCTTACGGTAAACAACCAAAAGATATTGAAGGTGTAACAGAACAAGTATCATTATACATAAAATCTAGAGCTAGAAAAATAGATAGAACATACGAGGGATTAGAAAAAACCGCATACAACTTAGCTAAAACATTTCAAGACGATTACAATAAAGCCATTACATCTAGACCAATGCAAAAATATTTTTTAGATCAACTGGATGAATATGCAAAAGGTCAGATTAAATTAACAGATTTACCAAAAGAATTACAACCAGGTGCAAAAGATTTAGTTAATGACATTCAAAAAATAATGACAGAGTTTAAAAAAGTTTTACCAAAAGGTAAAGAAGCAGATGCTTTAGCTAAAGATCTTGCAAATATGGAGGTGAAAGATGTAAAAAAATATTTAGTTAGATCGTTTGAAACATTTAGAAATCCTGAATATGTACCACCTAAAGAGGCAATAGATAAAGGCGTAGTTTATATTGTAAATAAAGTAATAAAAAAGAACACAAGTTTAAAAGAATCTGCTCGGGCTGCTTTTCCAAAAATGAAACCAGAAGACGCTTACAAAGAATCAGCTAAAATGCATATACAAGATATACTTCGCACTGGTAAGGCTGAAGGTAAATCACCGCTTAGACAATTAAAAGAAATAGGAACTAGAATACTTTTAAATGATAAATTTAAATTTTTAAAAACAGGTGAAGAATTACCGAAAGAAATACAAAATTTATTAGGACCAGAAAAAAATTTAAAAGCATCTGTTGCTTACACAACATCTGAAGCAATTGCATCTATGGCAAATAAAAAAGCCGCTGACTACATCGCTCAATCAGGATTAAAAAATGGTTGGTTGTTTAACACTTTAGAAGACGCGGTTAATGCTGGTTTTATTGGAGCACAAAAAATAACTAAAGTTCCAAGACTAGGTATTATGAATTCTAAATTGTTAGGAAAATACGCATCCCCTGAATATGTTCAAATGTTTCAAGGTGTTGGAAATGATTTAGATAAATTAGTGCAAATGGCTTTATATCGTCATTTGTTACAAGCAAAGGTTGCTGTGCAAATCGGTAAAACTTTGTATTCACCACAAACACAAGTTAGAAATGTAACGTCAGCTTCTTTCTTTTCTTTAATGAATGGTCACATTGGTAACAAAGCCAGCGTTACAGATGCAATGAGAATTGTTGCAAGAGATATATTTAAAGCAGGTAGAAAAGGAGACATTGATGAAGTTGAATTTAACAATTACGTAGAAAAATTAGTAAGACTTGGAGTGTGGGATGAAAACGTTGTTGCTATTGAAATGAAATCTGTAATTCAAGATTTAAGAAGTGGTGTAATTAACACAACAGATAAATTATTTGATCGACTTATGAAGTCTGCACCTACAGATAAAGTTGCAAGGCTGTATGCAGGTGGTGATAATCTTTGGAAACAATATGGATGGGAGTATGGTAAATCACAACTATCGATGGCACTTAAAAATATTGATGAAGTGGCAGAATGGTTTAGATACATGGGCAAAGAGTTTGATCCTGTTAACATTGTTACAGGTCAAAAGAAAACTTATGATGATGCAATAGAGGAAGCATCAGCTTTCTTGTTAAGAAATACGTATCCAACTTACAGTAAAGTACCACCAGCTATACAAAATTTAAGAAAGATTGCATTGGTTGGAAACTTTATATCTTTTCCGGCAGAGATACTTAGAACCGGTGCTAACATTATTTCAATTGGTTTAAAAGAGGCAGCACATCCTAACGCTGCTATTAGACAAATGGGTATTAGAAGATTAACAGGTGCAGCTTTAACAAGTTATGCAATAGGTAAAGGTGCAACTGAAATAGCACAATTTTTAACTAACAGCACAGAATCACAATGGGATGCATACAAAAGATCTTCGGCTGCATCTTGGGATGCAACATCAAATCTTCTTGCAATTAAAGGTTGGAAAAATGGAGAAAGCGCTGCAATAAACTTTTCATACTTTAGTCCATACGATAGTTTGTACGAACCGTTAGAGGCCGCTATTGCACAGGCACAAGCACAAAATTTAAATCCACAAGAAACAGAACAATATGTTATGAATTTAATGTTTGGAGAACAAGGTCCTGTAAGAAAATTTTTAGAACCATATGTTTCTGAGCCGATTGGATTTGATAGATTCATAGATGTTACAACTAGAAATGGTAAAAAAGATCAAGGTGGTTCTGTTTATACACAGTCAGATGACCTAGGAGATAAGTTTATAAAATCATTTGCATATGTTTTAGATGGTGTTCAACCTGGTGTTACAAAAAGTTTAGAGAAAGTTGGAAGTGCTTTATCAAAAGACTTATCTGCAGGGGGTAAGCCTGTTAATTTATTTGATGAATTACTTGCATTATTTGCCGGTACTAGAATTATTAGAATAGATGTTAAAAAAGATTTAAGATTTTTTACATCTACTATGAACAGATTACTCAGAGCTGTTGACGAAACAGAAAATTTTTACAGTGTTGAAAACTTTGCTGATAAACCACCATCGGATTTAGTTAAAACTTTTGAAAACATGCAGGACGAAGCATTTAGAATACAAAAAGATATGTACATTCGAATTAAAGATTTACAATTATTAGATTTATCTCAATCTCAAATATATGAGATAATGAGAAAACAAGGAACACCAAGAAAAACAATTAATAATTTATTGTCCGGTAGATTTACACCAGTAAATTATTCTAAAGTTAGATTTGAAAACAAAGTAAAACTGGTACAGGATCAAATGAAAAATTTATCAGAAGATTCTGATCGATTCTTTTACTCTGCTAACAGAAGTTTTTTATTTCCACAAAGACAACTGGACAAAGTTATATCTAATTACAGTGGTAAGAAATTTTTTGAAGAAACATTTAACGAAGAGACAAAAGAGTTTGAGGGTGGTTATTATCCTGATAAAACAGAATACAAAACAAATAGTGAAGGTAGATTAGTTTATGACTCTGATGGTAATCCAGTTAAAGAACCAGGATTTATTGAAAGACAGTTTAGAAAAATTCCTGACTTGTTAAAAAATATAACAATTCCAGGAACCCCTTTTACATCAAAACCACAAGCACCACCATTAGGTAATACACCAATGCCTATGAAAATGGCTAGTAATGTGCAACAAAAAAATCCAATTACTAACTTGACACGTAATGAGGAGGCACTACTATCACCAACAGAAAAGGAAATAGCACGTAGAACATAATGAAAAAAAATGCACTACAAAAAATAGAAGATCATGAAAAACTTTGCAGAATTATGCAAAAGCAAACACATGATAAAATACATAAAATAGAGTCACAAATAAACAGACTTGAAAAAATTGTATTGGTATCAGCAGGTATGTTGATAATGGGAATGGCTAATATGATATTTATGCTATTAACAAAATAATGAATCTTACACGTAATTTTTCTTTATTAGAGCTAACTAAATCAGACACTGCAATACGTAGGGGGCTTGATAATAATCCTAATGCAGATCAAGTAGAAAAATTAAAATTACTTTGTGAAAATATTTTACAACCGGTACGTGACCATTTTGGCAGGGTAAAGGTGACTAGCGGATTTCGTAGCATAGATTTATGTATGGCAATTGGTAGCTCTGCAAATTCACAGCACGCCAAAGCTGAGGCCGCAGACTTCGAATGTCCGGGCGTAGATAATGTTGAACTTTTTGATTGGATTAAAAATAATCTTGAACCAGATCAGTTAATCTTAGAATTTTATACTCCGGGTGAACCTAACTCGGGATGGATTCACTGCAGCTGGATACCTGAAGGTAGACGTGCATCGTTCTTACATGCGTATAAATCAGAGGGTAAAACAAAATATAAACCTATATTAGGTTCTGCAAAAGACTTATTTTAAAATTTAACTCGCACTCATACATATATCCTACTATATCCATGACTTTAACTCTTCTCCTAAAACTTCTGATGCTATGTTTATTTTTTTACGGAGAGCTTTTACGATTTTCTCATCTACTGTCTCTTCACAAATTAAATCTACATAAGTTACAGATTTTTTTTGTCCAATTCTGTGCGCTCTATCTTCTGATTGTAATCTTTTTTCTAGATCATATCCGTTAGAATAGTAAATTACGGTGTTTGCAGCCGTCAAAGTAATCCCATAGCCGCCCGTAGAGGGTGTTCCAACAAGAAACCGGCACCTAGGGTCATCCTGAAAACGTTTAATATTAGGTTGTCTTTTTTCTTGTGAAGTTAATCCATAGTAATCAACAATAGATTCTTTTCCATATTTTTTACTAACGGCCTCTATTATATTTGTAATGTCATATTGATAGTGAGCCCATATAATAGCTTTGCCTTCTGTTTCCTCTAAAACATCCATAAGTTCTGTAATTCTATTGTTAGCTATAGATTTAGTAGTTCCATCATCTGCTGTAAAATGACCACAAGTTATTTGTTGTAGTCGCATTAACTGTGTCAGAGTATTAACTGTAGTAGATTTTTTACCCTCAAGAATAGCAATCGCTTCTTTTTTCATTTGTTCATAAAGTTTTTTTTGATCAGGCGACAAAGTAATGTGTCTTTTAATAAAAATTTTATCAGGTAAATCTAAACAATCTTCCTTTAACACACGATATGAAAAAGGTTTTAATTTGTCAGATAATTCTGGTAGATTTTTAAAACCATTTACTACTTGTATTTGTCTACCATGCATATGTAGTGTTTTCATTTCTGCATATCTATTTCTAAAAGCATAGTAAGAAGTAAAATCTAACAACCAAGGACTTAAAAACTCACACTGACTATATAAATCCAAAGGATTTTTTGTGACAGGTGAACCTGTCATTATCCTTCTGTATTTAGCCTGTTTAGATAAATTTAAAATATTTTTAGTTCTTTTAGCTGTAGGTGTTTTAATGGTTGTAGACTCGTCAATAGCCATTAAAGTTTCGTGACAGTTCATAAATTTAGTTGCAAAAGCTTTGCCTTTTTCTGTGCTAAAAGCCTCTACATTCATAACTAATATGTGTAATGACTCCTCTATCTCAAACAAACTTTCTAATTTTTCTTTTTGTTTTTTTGTAATATTTGATTGCCACAAGATAGTCACATTCTCTATATGATTAGGAAGATGAGAAGGTAACTCATTGTTATACCAAGTGCCCACAACACCTTTTGGTGCAACAATTAAAGCACCATTAATTTTACCTTTGTCATATAACATAGACATGTTATCTATTAATACTTTTGTTTTACCTGTACCCATTTCCATAAAATAAGCATACGTCTCATGATTCCATGACTTTTCTAAAGCAGTCATTTGATGCTTGTATGGTTGTGTTTTAAATCTGTAATTCATCTTCTTTCTAGTTGACAACATAACAATTCACATTTATATTGTCAAGTCATGAAAGAGAATAAAGTATACGTAATACAACATATTGCTGGTACTGCTGAGGGTAGACCTAAAATAAATATTATGGGTGCAAAAGAGTATGGTGACTTTGAGTTTTTATTACCTGAATTATCACAAATAATATTTTCTCCTGGCCCATTAATTTTTAAATTAAGAAAAGCTTTAAAAAATTTTACACCAGAAGATTATTTATTATTAACTGGTGACCCTGCAATTATTGGTGTAGCATGTTCTATAGTCTCTGACATGACTAATGGTAAGTACAAATTATTAAAATGGGATAAACAAGAAAGAAAATATTATCCAATCGAAATTAATCTATACGAGAAAGGAGAAATAAATGTCGATTAAACAACAAATAAAATTTAAAGATGAAATAAACTTTGAAGAGGACCAACAAGATCTTGTAGATAAAACTGCAAGTATACAATCTCTAGCAGATCAAATACAAATGCTAGAAGGTTTAAACAATAGAATAGAACTGAGTGAAAATAATCTTAAAGATTTAAAAAAAGAACATGACCGTTTATCTGGTGAGGTAATACCAACTATGATGGCAGAGATGGGACTATCACATCTTAAATTAGCAGATGGTTCAACGGTTGATGTCAAACCAAATTATAGTGCAAATATTTCTGTGGCAAACAGAGAGAAAGCATTTCAATGGCTTCGTGAAAATGGCTTGGGTGATATAATCAAAAACGAGATATCCGTATCATTCGGTCGTAACGAGGATAACAAGGCAGCTGATTATGCTGCTCTTGCAGAGGAGCGTGGGTTCCAACCAACACAAAAGATGAAGGTAGAACCCATGACTCTTAAAGCGCTAGTCCGTGAGCGTTTAGAGGCAGGTAAATCCATGCCAACGGAAATTTTCAACGTGTTTGTTGGAAATAAAACTACAATAAAAAGGAACAAATAAACATGAACCAAGTAGCAGAGAAAAAAGAAGGAGCATTAGCAGTCAACTTGTTTGAAGCTGATGCAAATCAAGGCGCTCAAAATATATCGCAAGAAGATCTTGCGTTGCCTTTCTTAAAAATTTTGGGACAGCTATCTCCAGAAGTAAATGAAAGAGATGGTAAATATGTCGAAGGTGCGAAACCTGGCAAAATAATTAACACTGTCACAAACGAATTGTTTGACAAGATTAGTGTTATACCTTGTCACTACAAAAGACAATACATTGAATGGCAAGACAGAGGTACCAGCAGTGGTGCACCTGTTGCAATTCATGATGCAGACAGTGATATCGTTAGTCAAACGACTAGAGATAAATCTTACAAAGATAGATTACCAAACGGTAATTATCTTGATAACACTGCTAGTCATTTTGTATTAGTTCTTGGTAAAACTCCATCAACAGCTTTGATTTCTATGAAATCTACACAATTAAAAGTTAGTAGAAAATGGAACTCATTGATGATGGGTATTAAATTACAAGGTAAGAATGGTTTGTTTACACCGCCAACTTACAGCCACATTTATAATTTATCAACCGTGCAGATGTCTAACGACAAGGGCACATGGTTTGGATGGGAAGTTGAAAAGATGGGTCCAGTAGAAGATAAAGCAATCTACGAGATGGCAAAATCTTTTGCAACAAGTGTTGGCAAAGATCAAGTGCAGGTTAAACACGGATCAGAAGATACTAAAGACTCAAATCCATATTAATCGAACCCCGGGTAGTGGGCGTCGAAGCTAGCGTGGAAACGCCCACGCATAATTTATGTTTGAAAAAATATTTAAAGGATTGGAGCGAGCTCATGGTTGTACTAAAGTAAGTGCTCCAGCTGAGAATGGTATCAAATTAAAAGGACAATCATTTGTGGTACGTCAACCAGTGACCACGGAACTGTGGAAGATGCATTTAGACGGCACGCAAAGTCTGGGCATCATACCAATTAACGAAAACAACCAATGCGTATGGGGTTGTGTTGATATTGACTCTTATGCAGGTTTTGATCACAAAAAATTAATAGATAAGATAAAACAATTTAAACTGCCTTTGGCTGTTTGTCGGTCAAAGAGCGGAGGTGCACACGTCTTTCTCTTCTCTGAACAACCGGTAGCAGCAGAAAGAATGAGAGACAAACTAACGGAGATTAAAACATTATTAGGATATGGCGGATCAGAAGTTTTTCCAAAACAAATACAATTAAAATCATCAGATGATACAGGTAATTTTTTAAACTTACCATATTTTAATAGTAACAATACCACAAGATATGCATTTAAAGATGATGGTAGCGCTGCTACCTTAGAAGAATTTTATCAAATATATAATGATATTAAACAGTTAGATATATCGGAAATAAAAATAGAAAGACCAAAGTCAGAATATTCTGATGCACCACCATGTATTGAATTAATGGCTATGAACAAAATACCAGAAGGTGGTCGTAACAATTCTATGTTTCATTTTGGTGTGTATGCTAAAAAGAAATGGCCTACAGAGTGGAAGAGCAGACTTACCATGTTTAATATAGAAGCATCTACTATTGCATTAAGTGAATCAGAGGTAGATATAATCAAAAGACAGCATGATAAAAAAGAATGGGGATATAAATGTAATGATACACCTATGTGTAATCTGTGTGATAAAAAATTATGTAGAGAAAGAAAGTATGGTATTGGTGAAGAGATAGTGTTTCCTGCACTAACTGACCTACAAAAAATTAAATTGGAAAAGCCTTATTATTACCTTAATGTTGATGGAGAAAGACTACATTTAGAGAATGTAAAATTTTTAAAACAACAAAGTTTATTTCAGGAGGCTTGCATGGAACAACTAGATTTTAAACCACCTACAGTTAAACCTAAAGATTGGGATATGATAATCAATCCACTCATGAAAAATCACGAACCGATAGATCCACCAGAAGGGGTGACCACACAAGATCAATTACAAAATCATTTAGAGGAGTTTTGTTTAGATAGGCATATCGGATCAGATATAAAAGATTTAAAACGTGGTGGTGTTTTAACTAAAGATGGGCATCACCATTTTATTTTTGATAAATTTTATAATCAATTTTTAATTAGAAAACGTTGGGACGTGCCATACTCACGTACAGCGCAGATGTTAAAAGAAACTTGTAACTGTGATGATAAACGTATTGGTAAAGAGAGAATATCTGTATTTGTAGTAAAACAATTTGATAAAAAAATAGAAGATTATACACAAAAAGAATTAAAACCAAAGGACCCGTATTAATGAGAACAATAGTTTTAGGACCACCAGGCACAGGAAAAACAACCACGCTGTTAAACAAAGTAGATGATTATTTAAAAGAAACAGATCCTGATAAAGTAGGGTACTTTGCTTTTACACAGAAAGCTGCGTACGAAGCAAGAGATAGAGCCATAAAAAAATTTAATCTTACAGAAGATGACTTGCCATATTTTAGAACATTACACTCACTTGCTTTTAGAAAACTAGGAATAAAAAAAGATCAAGTTATGCAGCAACGACATTACAAAGATCTTGGAAAAAAATTAGGTTTTCCAGTAACTTATGCAGAGTATCAAGAAGACCAAGGAAGTATATTTAGTTCTGATAGTGAGTATCTTCGTATTATACAACTAGCACAATTAAGAAACATTACACCTGAACAACAGTTTGATTTACACGAACACACGCAGGACTTAGAGAGAAGCACTCTTAGAATTATTGCAAACGAGTTATCAAGATATAAAAAAGAATACGATTTAATAGATTTTAATGACATGATTTTAGAATTTACAAAGTCAGATAAGTCACCAAAATTTGATGTAGTATTTATAGATGAAGCACAAGATTTGTCGCTTATGCAGTGGGACATGGCAAGAACAATATGGAATAAAACGCAGGATTCTTTTATTGCAGGGGATGATGACCAAGCAATATATAAATGGGCTGGTGCTGATGTAGATTCTTTTATAGCTTTAGAAGGACAATACTTACCTCTTACACAATCATTTAGAATACCAGCAAAAGTTCATGGAGTTGCCATGGGTATAATAAACAGAATTAGAAATAGAATAGATAAAACATGGCAACCTAAAACTGTGCAAGGTAGTTTACAAAGACATTATAATGCAGATACGATTGACATGTCATCAGGCCAATGGTTGGTCCTGGCTAGAACTAAATATTTATTAAAAGACATTGAAGAATCTTTATATCAACGTGGTTTATATTACCTGTCTAGGTATAGAAGAGGGACTGAAAAAGATTTGCATGAAACAGCAACAGCGTGGGAACAACTACGACAAGGTCAATTAATTTCTTATAAACAAGTTGAAAGCATTTCTAAATACATGACATCTAAAAATTGGCACAAGAAAAAAATAAAAGGTATGGCCAAAGAATCTTTTTATGGAATAGATAAACTTATGAGAGATTATGGACTACAAGTAAAAACAGTTTGGTTTGAGGCTTTTGATGATGCGGGTCAAACTAAAGTAGATTATTTAAGAAAGATGAGAAAGAACGGAGAAAAATTAAACGAGTCACCACGAATAGAATTGTCTACAATACACGGCGCCAAAGGTGGCGAATCCCAAAATGTTGTGTTGTTGACAGACTTAACTCAAAATACAATGAAAGGTTATGAAAGAGATCCAGACGATGAAAACAGATTGTTTTATGTTGGCGCAACTAGAACAAAAGAAAACTTACACATAATAGAACCAAAAAAATATGAGAAGGGATATTTACTATGAAACCATACGATAAACAAATCGGAGGATCACATTATCAAAAATATAAAATTCAACCAAGCAAGTTCGTAATAGAGAATGAATTGCTATATCCGGAGGGGTGTGCTATAAAATATATAATTAGACATCGTGACAAGGGAAAGAAGCAAGACATATTGAAAGCAATACACTTTTTAGAAATGATTATTGAAAGGGATTACGATGCAGATACCTCTATTTAAACCTCAAACAGAATGGTTGCCACCAGAAAATTTTCCAGATTTATCTGAGCACAGTGAGATTGCAATTGATTTAGAAACTAAAGATCCAGATCTTATGAAAATGGGATCAGGATCTGTTGTTGGTAATGGTGATGTTGTTGGTGTTGCTGTAGCTGTGCCAGGCTGGTCAGGTTATTATCCAATAGCTCATGAGGGTGGTGGTAACATGGACCGCAAAAAAGTTTTAAACTGGTTTCAAAACGTATTAAATACGCCAGCTGATAAAATATTTCATAACGCTATGTACGACGTGTGTTGGATACAAGCGCTAGGTTTAAGTGTGAGCGGTAAAATTATAGACACGATGATTGCCTCGGCCCTTGTTGATGAAAATCAAATGCGCTATGACTTAAACAACTGTGCTAAAAGATACACCGGTAAGACAAAAAGTGAAAGTGATTTATATGCAGCTGCAAAAGATTGGGGTGTTGACGCCAAAGCAGAAATGTATAAACTACCTGCCATTTATGTTGGAGCTTATGCAGAAAAAGATGCTGAGATAACTTTAGAGTTATGGCAAGAACTTAAGAAAGAAATTTTACACCAAGATATACAATCTATTTTTGATCTAGAGACTGAGTTGTTTCCTTGTTTGGTTGATATGCGTTTCCTAGGGGTTCGGGTAGACGTGACAGCAGCCAATCAATTAAAAAAACAACTAACCAACAAAGAGAAATTATTGCTGCACCAAGTGCAAAAAGAAACAGGAGTAGATACTCAAATATGGGCTGCCAGATCGATTGCACAAGTTTTCGACAAGTTGAAGTTAGACTACGATAGAACTGAAAAAACACAATCACCTTCCTTTACTAAAAATTTTCTACAGAATCACCCCCACCCAACTGTGAAACTAATTGCCCAGGCCCGTGAAATAAACAAGGCCCATACCACGTTTATAGATACCATAATTAAATACTCACATAAAGGCAGAATTCATTCTGAAATAAACCAGCTTAGATCAGATAATGGTGGGACTGTGACCGGTAGATTTAGCTATTCAAACCCTAATTTACA